TCTCAGGTCGCTGTTACAGTAACTTTTTTATTATGCTCGCTAATCAGCGAGCAAGGATATTATATCACAATATTTTTAATTAATCATTTTTATTTTCTCTTTTCCTTCGTGGGATAATGCTACGCGGTAATTCTAAATAATCTTCCAAAGCTCCAAGTACAATAATAAGTGCCTGTCTGATAGCCATTAATAATATTTTGAAACGATCACCAACAATGTATTTTTCTGTCATCTATCCTCGCGCGCAAATCTGGTTTGTAGGTTACAGCGGCAAAACGGATGTCTTAATGGTTGCATATCTCCACTGGGGAATGGTTCGTCGATTGGGATCCATCCAGCGTCTTCGTTTTCTTGGCAACCATCCGAAACGCGATCATCACCGACTGTGTTCCATGATTTTTCCATCGGCAGTCCAGCCATTTGTAAACTCTCTGCCTGGATCATGGCCGCTTTTTCATAAGCATTTCCGGTTTCGGCTACCGCGATCAATTCTGCTCTATTGCGAATATGTGCCTGTGGTTTCCGTTCCGAAAAACCGTCAAATTTAGAACGAATTTCCTTTGATGTTTTCGAGTAGCTCCAACCCTCTTCGGTCGCATGGCTGATGATGGTTTTTAATTGATCTTTGGTGGTCTGATTAACTCTGGTTACCAGGTCTGCTCCATAGCGGTTTAGATACTCTACCGCTTTTGGATTCGCCAGTGTAAAAGATGGAGAAATGTTTGTGGTTCCCATTGGAGCCAGACCGGCTTTTTGCATGGATGCCATTAATGCTTCGTCGACATCGCCCGATATGACCCCGACCGTCATAAAAGATATGTAATCCCAAATATCTTCCCAATTCGGCGGTGTACCAGGAGGAAGTTTTGCTTCCTGCAGCTCTGGTTTTGGATCTGGAAAATCATCACGGAAATGCTCGAATCCGGTCATGAACATATTTTTCTGTTGATGAAAAAATCGCTCTAATTTTCGAGCTAATCGTTCCTGAATTTTTGCGAGTAATATTTCTCTGTCGGTCATTTTGTTTTTCTAATATACTTTTCAAGGAATGCTTCCATTGTTTTTGATAACTCGCTGTCTTTTTCTTTCACATGGTCGAGCATCTGTTCAACGTTTTGCTCTCCGAGTGCGGTCAGCAACATGCGCAAAGCATCGTCATCGTTTATCATGCCAGAACTTATTTGCCCTCCAAGAGTGATTGCCTGGACGACTGCGTTAACATCAGCAACACGATCAGAAGCAATGATGGGAGGAAAATTAATTTCCACAATGTCTTGATAGTCACCTTCGTTCCATTTCAGTTGCTCAATGCCATTATCCGTTTTTATGAGAGTAGCTTTGTTTTTTAATGTTCCGGTTTTTACTGCCCACAAGAGTACGTAATTTAAAATATCATTCAGATTGTCTTTCCAGAATGTTTGGCGGTCTTTCATCGCCAGTTCTGTGGGTCGATCCAGAGACTGCGCAGTTGCCAATGATCCCACTGAAGCGTCCCCCATAAATGTTTCTGGAAGTCCGACTGCTGCACATACCATGAGCAAAATTCTGCGCCCGTCTTCTGGCGATGTAGTAGCTCCGGCAGTTTTTATTGGGGTAAGCGACGCTCCATCACTGGAGATGGCCATTGATCCAACAGTTGGAGGCGGATTATTTTCACTGGATGTTTCTGACCAGGTTGTGTTAAATTTATTTTTTACTGCCGCGATCCCTTTTGCTCCACCTTTTGTAGTAGCGCTCCAGGCAAAGCGGGCATAAGCTCTAGTAATGGTTGCCCAATCCTCAAGAAATTCCTTGTATGCTTTCGCCCAATCGAGCGCGGAATAAACTCTCGACACACCAAATTTCCAGTCACTGAACCCCCCGTCTTTTATGTGCATGACTGGAGCATTTATTTCAACTTTTTTGCCCTTATATATTTGGCTGGTTGGCGTATAGCACCAATCAGGATAATATACCTCGTGTGATTTTCCAGCACTATCAGTCCATACGCGATAATAATACCAAGGTTCTTTTGCGTCATCAGGGTTCGTTACAATTTCCGCAATTTGCGAAAATGGGATTGAACGTACTTTTACCTTTCCGGTTTTTAATTTATCCACAAAGAAAACGAGGAAAATATTACCATCACACTCTAAGTCAAGTTCTTTTGTCATTTGTGCAGCATGACCTGTTAATTCCTGCTGGTTTTTTCTATCTGACAAAAACTGTTGCAAAACTTTATCAATTTCAGGGTCTTTAGATTTAATCGTTACTCCCTGTCCCCACACATAATAACGTTTTACGTTCACCCCGCGATTAATGAGAGGATTTTTTAGATACATCAAACGGGATAGATAAGATATTTTCCCCAATGCTTCCCTGGAAAACTCATGTTCTCCCTCGCCATAAAGTATTTTCGTCCAGCTCAGATCTTCAAGAGCCAGCTCCAATTCTGCCAACTTTTCCGTGAGATTATTTTTCTCAATAGAATTTTGAATTTTTATCTCTTCCAGCTCTGGCTTGAGAATTGTTTTAGCAATATCATTAATTATGCTCATGAATTTCCTCTTTTTTGACTATCAGTGAACATCCCATTATCATGGTTGCTAACTTGATCAACATCAGCGCAAGTTTAATTCGCAAATGAAATTCGTTCGATACTCCGACGGTTACTATTAACTCAGTGTTTTTATTTAATTTATCGATAGTAATATCTGCCATTTCAGACTCCTAATACGGACTAATATTTACTCGCTCATCATATACGACAATTTTATCATCATCCGGTAGATTTCCTGCCAGGTAATATCTGATAGCGTCCATTACATGGTCCATCTCTTTTACCGGCTCGTCTTTTCCTGGTTTCCAAATGTACGACTGAAATTCATTAATTGTGTTTACACAGGATGGATCAACTGTGAGATAAGGCCGTCCATCCCCCTGAATTTTTAGATGTTCCTGGACCACATGAATACCATCTAGAACGCGCCCTTTTTGAGGCATTGCAGGAAGTCCGACATTTCGCAGATCAGCAATTAATCCGGCAGCAGAAGCGTCGACTGCAATTTCGGTAATATTTTTCCCAGCAGCCATTTCCTGCGCTACTGCTACTACATTCGACTGCAATTTTCCACGCTCATAAAATTCCTGGTGGATATGTTTACGTCCATCACTATCAACACCAATCAGCAAAATTACTGCTGGATTGGTATATCCCTCATCAATCGCCAATCCCCAGTAGATAAATTCTGATGGATCACGCTTTTTGACATGCACATCCTCACTAAAATCTGGATAAACCAAACCCTCGAAGCGCGCGAATTCTCCATAAACTTCCTGGCGGAGAAACTCACCTGTGTAACTATCTAATAATGATTGCACAAATTCTTTTGATAAATATGGATTTTGGGTAGTGGCACTTTTGAATACGGTCATTTGTTTGTGCATGTCATATAGCCAGTTTTTGCCCTTCGGCGTAGTTGTTACCCAACAGCGACCGGCTTCTCCATCGGCGCGCAAACGACCGATTACGATTTCCCACGTCCCTTTTTTTGACAACCCCGCCTCATCCATCCATGCCCAGTTTATGTTTGGGCCGCGAAGTTTGTCAGGATCATCGGACGATCTAAATAAAATTTCTGCCCCATTTTTTAATATAATATCACTATCGGTTTTATTATATTTTGCAATTAATTCCTCATTTATTTTCCGATACGTCCTGATGGTGGCATCTTGCAGCATACGATAAGTCGGCGCAACCACTAACCCTAGTGTTTTTGGTTTTGCATACCGAATAGATTTTACACTACCGGCTAATGTTTTTCCAGATCCCACACCTCCGAGCATAGCAGTAAAACGATCATCGCAGTTTACAAAATCAAACTGAGTTTTATATAATTCAATCTCCATCCGGCCGCTCTTTTATAATTACACTGATGGGTTGCCCCTCTTCACCGGTAAATTCAGTTCTCTCTACATATCCGCGTTTTTTACCTTTTGTTTTTAAAACAAATTGTAATGCCCACGGTTCTCCGTTTTGAATCGCCTTATAAAGATTTAATTCTGCAATATCAAGCACTTTTCCCTCAGCTAGTTCTTTTGCTGCCGCTATTGCGGGATATTCATTTATGTAATTATAAATAGTTTGTGGTACACAACCTAGATTTTCTGCAGCAACATAGACCATGCCCTTTGTTCTGGTTAATTCGTCAACCATCCGTTTTACAGAGAATCGTTTTTTAGCCATGTCGCCCACCGTCCAAATTGTCCATTAATTCTGGTGTTCCGCCGGTCGCGTCAACCCA